AGCAGCAGCACCTGCGGCAGTTGAAGCACCGTTTGAAACTGCTCCAAAGGCAGAACCTGTAGCAGAACCTAAGGTAGAAGCAGCGCCAGCAGCGGGTGCAGACAAGGCACAAGACATCCTTGCTATGATCCGCGCACGGCAGTCCTCATAATTTAAGGGTACAATACTCAACACCCGAGGAAGACCTCGGGTGTTGAGTCCTTTTTAATCCAGACTACTCTAGTAAAAATTTTTCATATATGATCATTATCAACAATTACGGCAAGTTAATTGTAAAATCTAACAAATATCTCATAGGAGATCATCTTGGTGGTTTTGATCAAAATTTGCATTCGACTGTATTAGATCAGGTTATTAGTTTAGCAATTGATAATAATATCGGCTCAATTTATACTGCGTATGTATTTCCTGATAATTTTAAAATAAAAAATATTAAATTCAAATATTTAGAACGGTTAATTGGTGGTAACGGTTGGGAAGATCTCCGGAACTATAATATACATCCTGAAATTGAGTATAAGAATTTTATTTGTAGCTTTAATGGATCAGATCATGTTAGCAGACAATTATTATCTTCTATACTAAACAACCAAGGTCATTTCAATCCAAAATACTCTAGTAAAAATTTTGCATATGATAACGATTGGGTAACATCTCATTTGGAAAACTTAAACTTAACAGATATTGAAATTCAATTATATTCTAGGTTTTTTGTTAATAACGATGAATTTAACAGCTCGGTATATTCTTTTGGACACGTGCAATACGATCATAAAAACAATATCTATAATCTAGAAGATAAGTTAACAGGTAGTTTTTTACATATTGTAAGCGAATCAATGGCTACAAGTTATTATCCGTTTGTAACTGAAAAATTTTTATATAGTATTGTGACACGAGGATTGTTTTTAGCATATGCGCACCCAGGCTGGCATGCACATATTGAAAAATATTATGGATTTAAATTATACAACACTATTTTTGATTACTCGTTTGATACAATAAAAAATCCAGTTAAACGTTTGATTAGATTAATAGAGACAGTATCAAAATTTTCAACACTATCTGTAGATGATTGGAAAGATTTATATCATATGGAACAGGATAATATTGAATATAATTACGATCATTATTTTAGCGGTAGATACAAAGAACATCTTGCACAATTTGAATAGATCGTTTATAATATAATTTTTAAAAGGATAAATTATGGCAAAACCATTTGACGTGAGCAAATTCCGCAAAGACATTACAAAAAGTATCGATGGACTTAGCATTGGTTTTAATGACCCAACTGATTGGGTATCTACAGGCAACTATGCCTTAAACTACCTTATCTCCGGTGACTTCCACAGGGGTGTGCCAATGGGTAAGGTTACTGTGTTTGCAGGTGAATCGGGCGCAGGTAAATCATACTTTGTGTCTGGTAATATTGCTAAACATGCCCAACAACAGGGTATTTTTGTAGTAATGATTGACACAGAGAATGCACTCGACGAGCAATGGCTACACGCATTAGGTGTTGATACTAGTGAAGATAAACTACTGAAACTTAGCATGAGCATGATCGATGATGTTGCTAAGACTATTTCGATGTTTATGAAGGATTATAAATCAATGCCTGAAGAAGAACGTCCTAAGGTATTGTTTATTATTGACTCGCTAGGTATGTTGTTAACGCCAACTGATGTTGACCAGTTTGAAAAAGGTGATATGAAGGGTGATTTAGGCCGTAAGCCTAAGGCACTTACTGCACTTGTGCGCAACACCGTAAACATGATTGGTGCTTACAACGTAGGTTTGGTAGCAACCAATCACACATACGCATCGCAAGATATGTTTGATCCAGATGATAAAATTTCAGGTGGTCAAGGATTTATCTACGCATCGTCAATTGTAGTAGCAATGCGTAAACTAAAGCTCAAAGAAGACGAAGATGGTAATAAGACTTCTGACGTACATGGCATTCGCGCTGCATGTAAGGTTATGAAGACTCGCTACGCAAAACCATTTGAAGCAGTACAAGTTAAGATCCCGTATGAGACTGGTATGAATCCATATTCTGGATTAGTCGATTTGGCTGAAAAGAAAGGTTTGTTAACCAAGTCTGGCAACCGTTTGCGTTTTGTAGAACGTAGTACGGGCGAAGAGGTACTTGCGTTTCGTAAAGCGTGGGAAAACAACGATGATGGAATTCTTGATAGACTCATGCAAGATTTTTCTTTTGTGGAAGAGCAGATAAGTAGCCAAGAAGCAAACATTACAGACAATGTCGCAGATCATGTTGTTGAAGAAGATGTTGCTGATTCACTAGGAGTACAAAAAGATTATGAGTCCTGATATGGCTATGGAAATTTGGGAAGCATTACGCTCGCATATTAGCGGCGGCTTCCAACAAGCAGCTGATGATTTTGCAGCCGTGTTAATTGAAAACGGTATGAATGCCAGCGATATTGCTGCTGTTGCACAAGATAGTTATGTTATCAAAAGTCTTGCCGAATATGCTGATGAAGAATTGGTGTATGAAGAAGATGATAATGATGATTATGAATTTTACGAAGACGACGGATAATTATTAATGGAAGAAAATCACTTCTTTCCAATAGCATCTAATACGGCATGTCAATTAAAATGGGTTTGGAATACACTATATTTAAACTCGGGTAAAAGTTTTTCTTGTCATCGCACTGGTGGTACTATTCTTACAGAAGATAATTTTGATAATTTTCATAATACTTCAGTATTACTTTCAGATAGAAAAAATATGCTCAACGGGAAGTGGCCTACACAAAGTTGTTCATATTGCCGACAGATCGAAGAACAAGGCGGTGTAAGTGATCGTATACGCCAATGGTCGATACCGTATAAGGTTCCTCAAGAACTGGAAAAAAATCCAACTGCAATATCAGTTACTCCAACTGTACTAGAGGTATATTTTAGCAATGTTTGTAATATGGGGTGCCTGTACTGTACCTCGCAATTAAGTTCAGTTATTGAGGCCGAAAATACAAAATTTGGTGATTTTTTAAAAGGAACGGTTAAATTAGTTAATCATTCAAATCAATATCAAAAGTTACTACCGTTGTTTTGGAAATGGTTAGACAAGCACGGTCAAAACTTGTATAGATTAAACATTTTAGGAGGAGAGCCTTTTTTCCAACAAGAATTTAATACTTTACTTGAATATTTAACAGCTAACCCAATGCCAGAATGCGAACTCAACGTAGTAACAAATCTTAAAATTTCAAAGGTACAATTAGAAAAAATTGTACAGATATTTAGAACATTGCTTAAAAATAGGCATATAAGACGTGTTGATATCACATGCAGTATTGATTGCTGGGGCCCAGAACAAGAATATGTTAGATACGGAATGAATTTACAACAGTGGGAAGAAAATTTTAATTATTTGTTAACAAAAAAATGGCTAACATTAAATATCAACCAAACAATATCACCATTAACAATTAAAACTATGCCTGAACTTTTAAGAAAACTGCGTAAGTGGAGACAAGAAAGAAAAATAGGTCATTGGTTTTCTGGAGTATCTCCGCAACCTGATTATTTAAAAGTTAATGTCCTCGGTGGCGATGTATTTGATCAAGACTTTAACGAAATTTTATACTTGATGCCAGATAATAACAACGAAGATCGGTTAGCTAAAAAGTATATGGAAGGTATCTATAAAGAAACACATTCAACCGGTATAGTTCCTGATTTAGTTAATGATCTGTTCATTTTTCTTAATGAAAAAGATAGACGCAGAAATACAAATTGGCGAGATATCTTTCCTTGGTTAATTGACTTTGAAAATAAAATAAAATAAAATATATACATGTGGTATAACAAAGTAACACAAGATCTTTCTCAACTTCCTCAATTTATTGATTATTATAACGATGAATTGCAGGAAGCTAAACGAGAAGTTCGTATCGGCGGTAATGTAGAACAAAACATTAAGTTATTGCCCGGTGTTACAGAACATCGGTTTAATCAGCTTCAGGAAATTGAAGCAGTATTAAATTATCTCAATATTGAGCTACGCAAAATCAGACGCCGGCATTTTCAGAAGTATTTAGAAGGTTATGCACGAGCATTAACAAGTCGCGATGCTGAAAAGTATGTTGACGGCGAAGCTGAAGTAATTGACATGGAAATGTTAATCAATGAGGTAGCATTATTGCGTAATCGTTGGTTAGGTATCATGAAAGGTCTCGAAACCAAGCAGTGGCAGATGGGACATATTGTTAAACTTCGAACAGCTGGAATGGAGGACGTAAGTGTTTAAAAACGATCAAGAAGCACACGAGCATGCACTTGAAACATTAAATCTATTGTGGCAATACAGTAGTTTTATGGAAAGCGTTGATACTTTAGCTGACATGGGTTGTGGCAACGGGTTTGATTTAGAATGGTGGGCTAATGCTTATATCTTAGATGATGATGATAACGAAATTCCGTTAAACATTAAATGCACTGGTGTCGACTTAAAACCAGATTTGCCAATGGCAAAACAATATAAAAATGTTGTATATGAACGCAGAGATTTTGAAACGTACTCGCTAAACAAAGAACAAAAAGGATTTGATGTTATTTGGTGCAATAACGCATTTCAATATGCAATCAATCCATTAGAAACACTTAGAACATGGTATGATTTAATGACCGACGGTGCTATGTTGTGTATAACAGTACCATCTACAACAGAAATTGAGTTTAATAGGCATAGAATTTCACAACATGACTATTCATATTATCATTACACTCCTGTCAGTTTAATGCATATGCTGGCAGTCTCTGGGTTCGATTGTGCATTTATGAAAAAGGACGTTACTGAACCCTGGATTAGAGCTGTGGTATACAAATCAGATATTAATCCAATGGATCCAAAAACTACCCGTTGGTATGATTTAGCAGAAACTGGGCTGCTTCCAGAAAGTGCTGTTAAGTGTATTAATTCTTATGGATATCTTAGACAACAAGATCTTGTACTTGAATGGTTAGACCGTAGTCTTCGCTGGCTTGGTGAAGATTAAATCGTAAACTACGCATATAATAAATACTACAATGAAAATTGTAGTAGTCACCGGGGCGTTAGCCCTATCTACAGAGAACATACCCGCTAGCTACAAGCAGCAAAAGCGTTAGCGCATACTTAAATGTGAGCGTTAATACTGATGATTGTTTTGTTAGCGAAAGTAAGTGGATTGTACGGTAATCGCTGCAAAGAAAAAGATAAAGGAAGATTATGAAACCAATTCCTATTTTTATTGGGTACGACCCACGAGAAGCAATAGCATATCACACATGCGCTAATTCAATTATTAGACACGCAAGTAAACCAGTGTCAATTATTCCATTGGCATTGAACTTGTTTGATGATTATAAAGAAACGCACACGGACGGAAGCAATCACTTCATCTACAGTAGATTCCTTGTTCCGCATTTAATGGATTATCAAGGATGGGCAATCTTTATGGACGGTGATATGATTGTGCGTGATGACATTGTTAAACTATGGGAATTACGTGAGATGGACAAAGACGTAATGGTAGTTAAACATGATTACAAAACACGTATGGAAACAAAGTATCTTGGTGCTAAGAACGAAGACTATCCTCGCAAGAACTGGTCGAGCGTTATTCTTTGGAATTGTAATAGTCACCCTAATAGGATTTTAAAGCCAAAGTATATTCAAAATTCAACTGGCTCACACTTGCATCGTTTTAGCTGGATTAAAGACGAGCGGATAGGCGAACTGCCAGCAGAGTGGAATTGGCTTCCGGATGAATATGGAGAGAATCCAGATGCTAAATTGTTGCATTACACATTAGGTACACCAAGTTTTCACGAATTTGCCAATACACCAATGGGTAGTGAATGGCATCGTGAACGTATTTTAACCGAGTATTGCGAACAGCACGGTTTATGATCTTAAAAATTGAGTTTGGCTGCGGAGAAACTCCGCACAAAGAAGACTTTAAAACTTGCGATATACGAAATTTGCCAGGAATTGATTTTGTTTGCGCTGCATGGGATATTAACAAGTATGTTCCTCCAAATTCAGTAAGTGAGATATATTCGAGACATTTCTTTGAACATTTAACGTTTACTCAAGGCCAAACAGTATTAGATGCCTGGTACGAAATCTTAATGTCAGGTGGCACAATCGAAATGAGCGTGCCTAACATGTTATATCACCTACATCAATGGATAGATTCTCGCAACGATCCTAAAAAGTTTGCTCATGCTCTTGCTGGGATATGGGGTTGGCAGCGCGGTGAATTCAACGACGTGTGGGATGTACACAAAAGTGGGTATGATGAACAATCTCTATACGAGTTATTGAAAAATCATAAGTTTCAAAATATTGAAATCTGGACTTCAAAAAAATCTAAACATTTACATTGTAAATGTTCAAAATAATAAAAAGAAAATACAATGTCTAATCTTAGATTTCAAGCAATTGATGGTGTTTTCAGGTCGCATGTTCCCTTGCCAGATATGGAGTGTGTTGAATTTGTAACCAATGAAAGATCATTGTCGGGACCAATACCTGATGTGTATTTGCAATACAACATCGGAGAGTCTAAATTTGCAAAACGCTTCCGTAATATTTACAGTAGAATATATCATAGCGGCAAGCCCTGGATAGTAGTTGAAGAGGCTGCATTTAGAAAAGGCACAAATTCAAAACTGCCGTATTACCGATGGAGTTGGTTTTCATACTATAATGATTCTGGTATACATTATATGCCGGATAGCCCTGGCGATAGATGGGATCAAATCCAACAAGAAAACGGAATTGAGATTTTTCCCTGGGAGTCACGAGGAGATAATATACTGTTTATGATGCAGCGTCCTATGGATACTAGTCTGGCTCCAATGGAGCAGAAATACGGCACCTACGCCAAATTTGTCGAACACAGTTTACATAAAATACGAGCTAATACCGACAGACCTATACGTATTAGGATGCATCCGTTGCGATGGGTTCAACAGATGGCATTCTTGCAACCGATTTTAGATCAAATTAAAGATTGTACCATTAGTGAGCATAGTATACGCATTGATGCCGACGGTGTAGCTAGTGGTGGTAATAGTTTGTATAAAGATTTTGATTCTGCTTGGGCTGTAGTAGGGGCTAATTCAAATAGTCTGACAGAAAGTGTATGTTATGGCATACCAACATGGACGTTAGATTCTAGTGCTATGGCCTGGCCAGTAGCGAATAAACATCTGCATCTCATTGAATCTCCAAACTTTCCATGTCGGCAACAATGGTTAAACAATATGGGGTATACCCAATGGCGTGTAGATGAAATTAAACATGGCGATCCATTAGTGCATTTGATGCAATGGTATCCAAAAGTTGTTGAATTGCGCAAACAAAGAGTTGATTGGTTGATCATACAAGAAAAATTAAGATTTTACCATGACGCCTTAAATATGTTTTTGAACGATAATCATCCTTGGCCTATTAAGAAGGATTTTAAGGCACATATCGATACTGTTACTCGACGAATGTTAAAAAAATCTAATAAGAATAAACCATGATATCAAACTTATCAAAAAATATAAAGCATCTTTGGCTAATTGAAATTGACGGCACCATATTAAAATATAATAGTTTATTACGCACCAATGATAAGTTATTGCCAGGAGTCAAAGAGTTCTGGCAGAGCATTCCGTCAAACGATATTATTTTTTTACTCAGTACTAGACATGAGCAGTATCGAGATGAAACATTGAATTTTTTATCTGAGCAAGGTCTGCGGTTTGATCATGCTATTTTTGGCCTTCCGCCGGGAGAGCGCATTTTAATCAGTAATATAAAGCCAAATGCTTTATTTAAAAATGCGTTAGCATTTGATGTTCTACGTAACGCAGGGTTCGATGACAACACGTTTGAATCTAATACTACGATAATAAGCCAAAAAGATCTTAAAAAATTAGCTAAAAAAGAAGCGCAAATTCAGAAAATGGAAGCATTGGCAGAACGTATTGAAAATGCTGAACAAAACATTGATATCGAAGACTTAAATTATTCTAAAGAACATCGTAATTTGTTTAGTCATATTGTAGACTTTGTGAAAAATCCTAAAGACGTTGATGATTTAGAACTTATTATTAACAAATTAGAAAGTATGCATTCTGATATACAGTTAGTAGGATTAAGTGAACCAGAAGATGTAACAGCAAACGCAAGACGTAAAGGAATAACAGTGGACCCAATTGTAGAAAATTTTGTACTAGGCGCCGCCGGGCGTATTGGCACATGGGATGGCGATGCTGACAACATTAATAATCCTATCGCATTGCGTAGTATTGCTAAACGCAAGCAAATGAAGGCTTGTTTAGAAACCGGAAGAGATTTTTATTATATTGACACCGGTTATTTTGGTAATGGTAAAAGTAAAAAATATCATAGAGTTACACGTAATGCAATGCAGTGGTTAGGCGAAATTGAAGATCGCCCTAGCGATCGCTGGGAGGAAACTGGCGAAAAGTTAAAAAAACATACTCCAGGTAGTAAAATTTTACTCTGCCCGCCTAGCCAAAAAGCGTTAAAATACTGGGATATTGATCTCAGTGAATGGTTAGAAGAAACAATTAATAATATTAGAAACAACACTGATAGAGAAATAATAATTAGAACTAAGCCAACCAGAACCGAGCGTATTACTACTAATACTATGGAACAGGCGCTTGCTGACGATGTACATTGTATGGTAACATTTAATAGCATCGCAGCCGTTGAGAGTTTAATGAATGGTAAACCAGTGTTTACAATGGGCCCTAATGCTGCGCATCATCTAAGTAACCAAGATTTATCTAATATCGAAAATCCTTTTATGCCTGATCAAGACCAAGTCTATAATCTGGTAAAATGCTTGGCATACCATCAATTTACTGTGCCTGAATTACGCAATGGGTTTGCTTGGGCAATGTTAAATGGAAAGGCATAAATGAACACAGTTGCAGTATATGTAAGCGGCGTTCCTGCTAAAACGAAACATACCGAAAAGCGAGAGCTATTGCATCGTTTTGGCCGAGGTGTTAAACGAGCTGGGGATAAATTAAAAATCGTTGACGGATTTCAGGTGTTAGATGCTGACATAGCGGTAATTCAGGGCTGGATCGGTATGAAAATTGGCGCACACTTAAAATTGCGTGAAACAGTAATTAATTATCAACGACAACGCGGTAAGCACACACTTGTTATTGATAGAAATTTATTTGGATTTTTAAATCCAAATAACAGAGATCAATACTTGTGTTATAGTTTAGATGGCATTTTTCCAACAACTGGTTTTTATTTTAATACTCGTATTGACAAGCAACGGTGGGAATCTATTAAACGTAATTACGGATTTACAGAACGTCCTTGGAAACAAGGAGATAATATTTTAATTACATTACAACGTAATCATGGGTGGAGTATGGGACAGCAGCTTAGTGTTCAAGATTGGTTAAACAAAATTGTTCCCGAAATACGTCAATACACAGATCGACCAATTGTTATACGACCACATCCTGGCGATGAGAAAACAATAAGAACACTTCGAATAACTGACAGGAATTGGAGATTTAGTAGCGAAGCGGATATCCGAGGAGATTTTGAGAATGCCTGGGCAACAGTAACATATAACTCAAGCCCAGGAGCCGCTAGTTTAATTTGGGGTGTTCCAGCTTTTGTAACAGATCCTGAACCAGAAAGAAGTCAATCTTATCCATGGGCAAGTGCTGATTTGTCAACCATTGCGCAACCTTATATGCCAGACCGCAGACAATTTTATAATATAATTAGCCAGAGTCATTTTAATAACAACGAAATCGAATCAGGAGAAGCGTGGGCATTTATGAGGGAGAGATTAGCCGATGCTCCTAAAACACCAATCACTCCAATTCGTTAACTATTAAATATATTTGGTGTTAACAAAACATAGCCCGCTATTAAGTACCCAGGCTTTTTTCTTTTTCTTTAAATTCATAGTAGTTGCCTGTTTAACCTGGGCTGTTAGATCACTGTTAAATTCTAACCCATAATCACTGAAAGTTTTAATCCAATATTCTGCTGGTTTTAGATTAACGTGATGATATCCGTTTGGGTCTTGGCTATACGTCATTGTAACATATTTTGCTTGTTGAAATGCTGGCATGTACATGGGAACATATTCTTCATGTACATGCTCTACAAATTCGCAACTCCATGCTAAATCAAATTCTTCGTTAATTGGTGCTGGGCCTGAGGTAAAATCATGTAAGATAAATGACTCCGCAGGCGAACGGTTGATAGTGAAATCACCATCGACTCCAATAGCGTATAAATCCATTTCTTGAGCCAAATTTACCATTCCGCCTGGACCACAGCCGATGTCCAACATTGATTTAATGTTAAACGTAGATTTAAAAAATTCTAATGTACCAACATCTAAATGTGTTTTATTTTGATGCCCACCTAAATGTTTAGGAAGTTCTTTCATTACAATACTTTATCCATTGGTCTTTAGTGATATCAAGATACCAAGCACGCAGTGGTTTTCCAACCTTCTCACCATTGGGTCGTTGATTTGAAAACCACGCAAATCCTTTCTCAAGTAACCATGATGTCGCCCACCGATCTCGTTTTGCAGTCCAGTTCATTTTCATAAACACTCGATTAGTGTAATTAAAGATATCGTTTAAGAAATATTCCCAATCGCCTGCGTCTTTGTCAAATGCTCGGTCAAATTCGGTGCGAGTGGCAAAAATAATGTCATAGTGTTTTGGTAGATTCATCGGAGTTTGTGGATGAATCCATAATTCGTATCGATTAACACCTAATAAATCACAACATTCTTTAAATAATCCGTCTTGTACATCAGTACAATCGCATTCGATTCCTCGTTCACGCAAAATAGCAGCAAGGACGCCAATTCCTGCTCCTATATCTAGCGCAGTTTTAACATTATCAATTCCGCCGTTTCTACTGTTAGCATAGTCAACAACATGTTGTTTTTCTTCATAATACCAATCCCATTTACGTCCGTATTTTGCTCCTGACTGATATTTGTCAACTTCAAAACATCTTTTGATAACCGCTTGTTTATAATCGTCAAGTGTCATGATGACTTATTTATTGCCAATAAGGTTCTGCTCGGTTGACCTTGAGATCTTTTGCCTTGCTACGACCAAGTTCTTTGCGTTTACCTTTTAAATGATCCAGATACGCACCCCACTCGGTATTAATGAGTGGATGCCCTTCACCACCGTCTAAATGTGCTGACCAATCCTGGTTGTGCATTTCAGGCATACGTCCTCGAACAATATCAAAAACATAACTATCATGCCACTCTTTAAGTGTAAAGATACCGTTTTCTGCATCTTCGTACATATGTTCAAAGTTTTCTAAAAACTTACTAGCATTTGCATGTTCTAAATTTATTGCGTATAAACCGCATTCGGTATACTTTTTGCCACGACCTAAATAACTCATATCATATTGTTCAGGAATCAAGCGTTTGATCGTCTGCATTGAAATTGGACTGTGGCAATAGTTATCGCCGTCCATCCATACAAGAATTCCATCCTTCACTTCTTCAGCACACGCAAAAATGGCATATACCTTGTGAGCAAATCTAATGGCATCCCATTTAAATGCTTTTTTGCCATCTTTGCGGTCTGTTCTTGAAGGATCGGTATCATTATGCCCAGTAGCACGAGGATCATTCTTCCAGCGTTCTTTAAACGCCACAAGTTTTGGACTTGCTGTATTTAAATTTCTAACAATCAAATTGGGTGCGCTTTCTGCAACATCAAAGCCTTCTGCGTACACATAGAGTGCAATTTCAGATGGCCAATTTTGGAGAAATGATTGAACCATACGCTTTCCATATAAGTCATATCCGTTTTTGTTAAATGTAGTAACTACTGTATATTGCATAATTAATATTTATATGGCGCAAAAGAGCATAGCATACTTTCCAAAACAGGTCGCACTCAATGGTTCTGGTGTACTCAAAGATTTTTTAAAAGGTGCGATTAAACACGGAATAGTTCCTGTGGAAAATAGCATGGATGCTGATTATGCTGTGATATGGTCTGTGCTCTGGAACGGCAAGATGACTGCAAACCAGCGTGTATATGAGCATTACAGGCATTTCAATAAACCGGTATTTGTAATTGATGTGGGCGCACTGCATCGTGAAGTTACTTGGAAAGTGGCACTCAATAACATCAATGCACACGGTTACTATGGTCATGAACTGAATTTAGATCCAGATCGTCCGAAAACTCTGGGAATTAGTTTACGAACTCAAACCCGCAACAACGGCAAAATTTTAATTGCCGCGCAGCACCGCAGGAGCCAACAAGTCAAAGATGTTAACATTGAACAATGGACCAATCAGATGTACAATAAAATTACATCAATTACTGATCGACCAGTGGTAATACGCCCACATCCCAGATGCAATCTTGATTTATATCGTTTGCCCATGGGAGCAGAAATCCAACAACCAGTTAAGATTCCCAACAGCTATGACAAATTTGATTTAGAATATGATTGGTATGCCATTGTTAACTATAACAGTGGTCCAGGCATTCAGGGAGCTCTTAATGGATGTCACGTCATAGTAAATGATTCTAGTCTGGCATTTCCTGTGTCAACCACACTGGAAAATCCTGTTTATACTCCACGTGACGAATGGTTGATAAGTATAGCACACACTGAATATACTCGAGAAGAAATTAAACAAGGTTTATGTCTAAAAAGGCTAGCAGAAAGGCTCTAGATGCACCACTGGTCCCGGATCCGCCTACAGTGTCTCAGCACAAAACAGGCGATCCTGTTGATTGTGCCTGTGTGATTCATGGATCATATTATTCATTTGATTATGTACACAAATTATACAATGGTCTGTGTCGTAACTTAACCAGATCAGTTCGTTTACATGTTTATACTGAAGCTGAGCGCATTGTACCAGAACCATACATTCATCATGCATTAAAAAATCTGGAAGTGGAAGGACCCAAAAAAAGCTGGTGGTACAAAACACAACTGTTTGACAGTAATCAATTTTCTGGACAGTTGCTATATTTTGATCTTGATGTGGTTATTGTGGATAACATTGATTTTTTTACTGAACTTTCTACTGATTGTTTCTGGGGAATCAGAGATTTTAGATATCTGTTTAATAAAACACGACGCAATCTGAACAGCAGCATCATGTATTTTGACACACAGAAGTTCAATTATGTGTGGCAGCAGTTTATGACCAATCCTGCTGAACATATGCGTCGCCTACATGGTGATCAGGATTTTATTGATCGCGCGATCCCGCCCAACGATAAAAAGTTTTTTGATGAAGATCTGATAAAAAGCTGGCGGTGGCAACTGCTGGATGGTGGTTATGACGTCAAAAGCAGGCGTCATTATGAACCTGGATCTGGTACTAAAATTACAACTCCGACCAGAGTCATGGTTTTTCATGGCAAACCTAAAATACACGAAGTAAATGACGCAATTATTCATAAATACTGGTGTTAACACAAAAACGTTTTTGGAGAAATAATAATGGCAACACGTACAATTAAATTTCTAGGCAAAGCATACTCAGAATCAGGAGATGTTAGCCTTGAAGTCAGTATTAACGGAAATCAGGTACACAACGGCACAGTACTAACAAAATCACCAACCGGCACTGAAAACAAAGATGACCTTTATG